CAATAAATATGGATAACCTATATGATTATTATAAGGTGAATTACTTACACCATATATACCAGCTACTTTACCATCTACTAAAAAACTTTTTGCATAACTTGATTTTAAAATACTATTTTTTAATTCATTATATATTTTAGTAGTACCAGTCATGGTTTCTACTTCTAATCTATCTGCTTTTCTTAAATTAGCAGTTAAATCAATAATATCAAATGTATTAGTATCTCGTTCTTCAATGTTCATTATAAAGCTATACGTGAAGATAAAATTGTAAACAATCCTTCCCACTCAGCAGACAAGAAATTACAAGGTAAATAACTGTCGCTTGTTATTTCCATTTCTATATCTAAATTACGACATTGAACAGGAACTTGAAAGTCCCCGCTTTCTAATACTGGTTGACCTAATATAAAATTACTAGAGCCAAGTATTTGTCCTGTAAATTTATGCACACTAGCTGTTCTAGCTCTTGGATATAAAGTTACTGTAAAATAACCAGTATCTCCATAAACTAGTTTTAATTTTTTAAGCTGTAATCTACCCGTATTTATAGTAGATGTCGAGCCACTACCTTTTTGCTCTCTAACATAAAAAGTAGAAAATCTATATTTAAAAGTATATTTATTACCGACATAACACGGGTTAGCTGAATAGTTACCACTTACAACAACAGTTGTAGAAGTAGAAGATACTACATCTATTAATCTTCCTTTTAAAGATGAAGACCAACCGCCACCTAAAACTACATTTTTAACATTTGTATCTGGGTAAGGTAATGTAAAAGTAGTTTGATTAGTACCAGCGTTATATGAACCTGTTAATAATACTTTTCTATCTAATAAAACTGGAAAGTTTAAATTAGTATCTACTTCATTTGTTTTTAAATTTATTTTTTCTAAATAAGTACCATCTGATCTTTTTACTACTAAATAAAAAAATGTTTCTACAGTATCTCCGTCTAATAAAACAGTACCACTTGGGAATATATATTTAGACCAAGATTTTTGTAATGATCTATTATTAGCGTCAAAATAAAATTTATATACGCCTAAAGAATTTCTTTCATCACTACAAAAAGCAAATATAGTATTCTCAGTAGTAGAACCTTTTAATGAATTAATTCTACCAGTTAAATATCTAGGTACGTTTAAAGAAGTATCTGTAGCTTCTTTAGTTAATAAATCTTGTGATATAAAATATTCGCTAACACCAGCATAACTTCCTCTTTTAAATGCAAAGTAAACATTTTTACCTACTGGTATTGGTTTACAAATCGGGTCTATTTCATATTCAGTAGCTTGGTTAATAGATACTGTTTTAGAAGTTAACGTTTCTTCTGGTTTTAATAAAAATTGTGTTTGATCTGCAAATAATAATAATTCTTCGTTTAAACTTACAGCATATTTTAAATTAGAAACTCTATTATGACTTACAGCAACGTCTACTGCATCATCATCTAAAGCAGTAGTAACTGTTTCTGGGTAAAAAGTAAAAAATTCACTTACTTTTGAAAATACAACGTTTTCATTTGATAAAAAACCTAATCTATTTCTGTAGAAAAAAACGTCTTGAATTTTACTATTAACAAAAGATGGGTCACTAGCTGTAACACTATCACCACAAGTTCTTCCGTTGTATACTGGAGTTGTGTAAGTTGTTGCACTTACTGTATAAGTAGAGCCGTCAGCTTTAGTAAATCTAAAATTACCGTCAGCTGTTCTAATTAATAAATGTGGTAATGTTGCTGTATTAAAATTATTATCTAAACCAGCTTTAACAGTTTCAACCCAAGCAGAACCGTCCCATTTAACATAATAATTATCAAATTCTGTTCCTTGGTCTCCTACTACTTCTACTTCAAAGTTAGTATATCCTTTATATGGTAAATCAGAAAAACTTTTTATTTTATCTTTTACTAAAATTAATCCATCGCCACCGAGACCATCTGATACTGAAGCAGTAAATGTTCCTGTGTTTTTAGAAAAATAAATTATAGAACCATCTCTAACTATTGTGTACCCAGTAGGGAAAGCTGCTACTAAATCATTGTATAATTCAGTTGCTATGTTATCTGTAGTAATACTTGAAGCGTGGTTAGCATTTGAATTATCTAAAGTTTGATAACTAGCTCTATTAACACCATCAATATCAATTTTGTAAGTAGTTAAATATTGACCGTTCTTAACATAAAAAATAGCTTCTGCTGGTCTAACTGTTGAAGCTGTACCTGATTTTGTAACTGTAATAGTTTTATTAACAATAAATGTGTAATCAGCTACAGTTACTAAATTTATATCTTCTAAAGGATTAGTAGTTGTTAAATAAGTTAATGAAGGTGCTACAACTGTTTTTTGAACACCATTTAAATCATAAACTTTTATAGAACCATTATTAATTAATACTGTGTATCTTTCTGTGCTATCTCTATTTATAAAATGTATTTTACTATTTTCAAAAGTATCTGAATTTAATTTTGCTACGTGTATAGTTGGTGGGCGTTTACCAAGACCATATACAACATCTGATAAACCATTTTCTTGAATTTCTGCTTGATTAGGTAATCTTATTGTATCTGGTTGTTGAGATACTCCATTTAACAAATTGGGAATACTTGTTGAAATTAATCTTGATGCCATTATTCATTAACAATTGAAGATTTATCTGGTTGGTAATTTCCTCTATCTAATACTCTATAGACATCATAATTACCTGTAAGAATATTATGACGACCTATATCGCCTTCTGTTTCTTTTAAATTCATATAGGCTTGTAATTCATCAACTTCGTGAAATTTATGTAATTCACTAGATACTAACATTCTATCTTGGAAAATTCTAGAAGACCTAATCATTATATAGTGTCTAGCTACTTCTGGTAATTCTTCAAAATCTAATAAAAATACAATATTAACTTTTACTGTATTTGTTATAGTGTAAGTGTTGTTAACTCGGTCGTATAATTTTCTGTTACGTTCTACGTAATTATGTAATCTAGAAGATTCAGCTAGTTCTACTCTTAGTGCGTTAGCTGGTAAAGCAATTTCGTTGTTATTATTAGGTACTAAAGAATAATTAATATCTGTATTAAAAAACCAACCACGTGACTGTACCTCTCTAGAAACGTGATCTAAAATTTGTATAGCGATAGACACATCATTAGTAGTAGCAGATGTTATACTAGATACTGGAATTTCTCCGATACTAGTAAGCATAGTATTAACTGCTTCTAGTTTTGATGTTACTGTTAAAGGCATAAATAAATAATTTTAATTTTGTATTAAGAGGGGGAACTTTCATTCCCCCAATCTTAATTTACATTACAAGGTAATTAAGCTGTCTTAATTTCTAAAGACGCTTCTGGTCTTAGAACACCGTGTCCTGCTGCATATTTAGCAACAAGTAATGTTCCTTGATGTCTTGCAGAGTATTCCATCTCTGTTGATAGGTCTAGTAATTTAACTGTACCTACAGCACTTTTGTGCCATACGCAACCAACAGTAGTAGAGAAGTTTCCTCCTAAACCACCGCCAGAACCAACGATAGAACCCACACCTACGCCAGATGTAATATTAGCTGATGGTAATTGATTTGTTTTAACAATTTCAATACCAGCAATCCTTAATACTTTACCATCTGCATAACTTCCAGAACCACCGAAATCTCTATTGATTACAGCAGCAGAAGTATCAGAAACCATACTGTAGTACGCTTGTGGCGATACAGCAGCATATCTGTCTTCAGCTGGAACGTTAGCTTCGTCTAAATATCTTGCAGCAGCATAAATTGATGCAGCAGCAGAAGCACCGTTTGTGTTAAAGTCAGCGTCAGTTATAGTTTGTCCTGCAGCTTGCGGAGCAGCAGCACCTTCTCTAGCGTTTTTCACTAACATTTGATAAATGTGTTTATCCATTTGATTAGCTAGAGCAATACCAATTTCTTTTGCGTAAATGCTTCTAACTTCCCAAGATGATTTAGCTTCTTCAATAGAAGCAATAAACACGTGAGATACTAGTAAATCTTGAATTGATATAATTCTTTCATTACCAGTTATTGATGAACCAGTTAGTTCAGTACCAGCAGCGTGGTAAGCAGCAGACGCTTTTCCAAATACTGGAAACGTTGCACTTTTACCGTTAGCTATAGTACGAACCATAGTTCTATCTAGGGCAGTATTTGCTGTTTCAAAGGCAGTCAAAGTCTCGCCTGAAAACAATTTCAGGAATAGAGCATTTTGATCGCCAGCACCAGCAGCCTGACCTATGTACGAAGGAGTATAATTTGACATTATATATCCCTTTCTTATAAGTTAAGTTGCTTAGTTAAGTTTAAAAACAGCTTATTTAGGTAACAAAATTGTCGTCCCTCAGGACGGTTAAGACTTTAGGTAAGCGTTAACATCAGTCGGGTCTAACTAATTAACCCGAAAGAATTTCTATAAAATATTTGATCTAGATAATTTTAATTCAACTTTTTGTCTGAAAGCTGGGTCTTTTTGATAAAGAGGATTTTTCATATCTTCTTTTAATTGAGCAACACTTTCGTACCTTTCTCCAGTTGAATTTGAAGAAGATGATTGACCTAAATTTAATCTAGGCTCTTTACTTTCAGTATTGTATCTAGCATACATACCTTTAATAGTAAATAA